ACTCTGGTGCGGTCATTGAACTTTCCTCGTACAGCGTAGCCAGATATGGCATGGATTATATGTACGCATTGCCAGAACACGCAAGCAGGAAATTGCTACGGCAGCATATTATTGTCGCTGGCATGGCAAAGCCGCGCCGGACACCTCGGGAAAACCTCGTCGCCAACATCACCGGCTTGATGACGCTGCACGGCGATACGACGGTTTCGCTGGCGGCTAAGTGCGGCATCCCGCAGCGTACCATCTACAACATCCTGCACAGCGAGCAGAAGGTATCCGTGGAGCAGGCCGAATTGATGGCCGCCGCCTACGGCTACAGCGGGTGGCAGATCATCCTGCCCGACCTCCCGTCCAACCCGAAAACGCTGGATAAGCTGATGGCTGGCTACCTGGCCGCCGACGCCGACACCCGCGACATAATCGACCGCCTCGCCAAGAAAGCCGAGAACGGCAGCTAACTTTTTTTGCCTGCATAGCCTTTTTTTGCTTGACGGCTGGCCGTGCATAGCCGAATATTGCTAGCAAGAACTAGCAACGGCAACCGGGAGCACAAATGCAATACGCCGTAGTCCGACGCAGCGACGGCCACGTCCTCGCCATCTTCGAGACCTTCGCCGAGGCGCGCGCCTATACGAATCGCCACGCCTGCATGGAGGTCGTCTACACCCGCAGCGGCAAGCAGCAGACGGCGGACATGCACACCGTGCAACTGGACCGCCTCGAGCACTACCGCCGCCAACTGAAGGAGGCAGCCGCATGAACGATTCAGTCGAAACCCGTGCCGAGATCCTCGGCTTCTACCGCCAGCGCATCTCCGAGCTTCTGTCGGTGATCGAGGCCGGGATCAGGTTCTACCCGGACGAGATGCAAGGTGCCGCAAGGCAATACGTCGCCAACACCCGCGCCGGCATGGCGTGCGCCGAGAGCGTGCGCGAGCGGCTGGATCTTCTGGAGGAAACGAGGTGAACACTCGACTGCTCAACGACGCAATTTCGCGACTCGAAGCGGCCCGCGAGCGCGCCGCGCGGATCATCGATGAACGCAAAGATCCGTTTGACTACCTCGCCGCTTATTGCCGGCTTGATATCCAGGTCGAGTTCGCGGTTTCCGATTTGAAAGCTGCACTGGTGGCGCCGGAGTGCTTCGAGCCGCTGCCGTGGCAGGCCGACTTGGGAGACGGGGCATGAAAACCGATTACCGGGATGTGTGGCCGATCAACGCCAAGCGCACCCAGCGCGAGGCGGGAATACCGGAAGGCGACTTCCGCGAGGAAGTTCGCACCGAGCACTGGTTTTGGTTCGCCGCGCTGTTCACGCTGATCGTGATCGCGCCGGCAGTTGTGGAGTGGATCGCATGAGCGCCGTCTATCAGGCTATCGCGAACGTCACGGCCGCGCTGGCAAAAAGCGGCATTGCGAAGTCGCGCGAGAACAAACAGCAAGGTTACAACTTCCGAGGCATCGATGACGTGTACAACGCGCTGGCGCCGGAGCTGGCAAAGGCCAAGCTATGCGTCCTGCCGCGCGTGATCCGCCGGGAGGTGACCGAGCGCCAGTCGATCAAGGGGACCACGCTGTTTTACGTCGTGTGCGACATGGAATTCGATTTTGTCAGCGCCGAGGACGGCAGCAAGCACACCGTTTCGGCGGTTGGCGAGGCAATGGACACCGCCGACAAGGCGACGAACAAAGCTATGTCAGCCGCCTACAAATACGCGGCCTTGATGGCTTTCTGCATCCCGACCCAGGGCGACAACGACGCCGACGCGACCACGCATGAGGTAGCTCCGGCTGGCGAGTATTCGCGCTGGCTGGACGCGATCGACTCGGCGCCGGACGTGGCCGCGCTCAATGACATCGCCGCCGAGTTAGCGAAGTCAAACATGCCGCCTGCTGACCGCTCCAAACTGCGCGCAGCGTTTAGTGCACGTAAACATGCACTATCGGTGGCATCATGATCGCCCAGGGCACCGTCGAGTGGTTCGCGCTTCGTGCCGGGAAGTTCACCGGGTCGCGGTTCTCAGATCTGATGGCTCGCACCAAGAGCGGCCCTTCCACCAGCCGTGCCAACCTGCTCGCGACTCTCGCGGTTGAGCGCCTGACGGGTATGTGCGTGGAAACCTACTCAAACGCCGCGATGCAACGTGGCACCGAGCTAGAGCCGGAGGCCCGCGCCGCTTACGAGGCGCACATCGGTGATCTAGTGCAGGAGGTGGCATGGATACCTCACCCCACCATCGACTATGTCGGTATCTCGCCAGATGGGCTGGTAGGCGATGACGGCCTGTGCGAATTCAAGTGCCCGGCGGCCATGGCGAAACACCTCGAAGCGTTGCGCTCCGGTGCGCACGCTGTCGAGTACCGCTGGCAGCTGCAGGGCCAGTTGTGGGTAACCGGCCGACAGTGGGTAGACGCGGTGTCCTACGATCCCCGGTTTCCCGAGGGTTTGCGGCTGGCGATCGCCCGCGTGGAGCGCGATGAAACGGCCATTGCCGAGCTGGAATCTGCGTGCAAGGCCGCCGAGGCCGAGCTGCAGGAAATTGTGTCCGAACTCAATCAATTGAAAGGTGCAGCATGACTCAGTACGACAACACGAATCGCGGCTCGCTGTTCGTCAACGACCGGAAGGAATCCGATAAACACCCGGATAGCAAAGGGAACCTCAACGTAACGTGTCCGCACTGCGGACAGGGCACGGATTTCTGGTTGTCCGCGTGGCGGAAAGTGAGCGGCAGCGGGGCTAAGTTTCTGTCGCTCAGCGTCAAGCCGAAAGACATGAAGGCCAGCGAGCCGGCAAAGGCTGCGGCGGGAATCACCGATGACGATATTCCGTTCTGAGGTTGACCCCGTGACCACCCACCCCTGGACAACCGCCGAGGTCGACGTGATGAGCTACGCATCCTTTGTCTCGCGCAAGCTGGCCGCCATTCCGCCCGCAGGCATTGATCCTCCCGATGATCTAGCCGGGCCGATGTTCCCGCACCAGGATGCGTTGTGCCGGTGGGCCATTCGTCGCGGACGTGCGGCGGTCTTCGCGGACACGGGACTCGGCAAGACGCGCATTCAACTGGCGTGGGCGGACGCGATCCACCGCGCAACCGGACTGGACGTGCTCATCCTAGCGCCGCTGGCCGTGGCCGAGCAGACAGCCGAGGAAGGCGCCGGCATCGGCGTGAAGGTAACGCACGCACGCACCGGCACCGATACCGCGTCAGGGATCAACATCACCAACTACGAGCGCCTGCACCGGTTCGACACGGATCAATTCGGCGCAGTAGTGCTGGACGAGTCGAGCTGCATCAAGCATCACGACACTAAGACGCTGGCGACGTTGATGGCCGCGTTTCGCAACACGCCCTACAAACTCTGCGCCACGGCCACGCCGGCCCCCAACGACTGGACGGAGCTAGGCACGCACGCGGAATTCCTCGGCGTCTGCACCCAGGCTGAAATGCTGAGCGAGTATTTCGTGCATGACGGCGGCGAGACTCAGGTTTGGAGGTTGAAGGGTCACGCCCGGCATGAATTCTGGCGGTGGGTGTCCTCGTGGGGCGCCTTGGTGCGCTCGCCTGCGGATCTTGGCTTTGATGGATCGGCCTACATTCTGCCGCCGCTCAGCGTGTCGGAGCACTTGAGCCGCACGGACGCCCAAGCCGAGGAAGGCAAGCTGTTCGCGCTGGAAGCCAGCACGCTGTCGGAGCGCCGCTCCGCGAGAAAGGCAAGCCTAGAACATCGCGTGGCCGATTGCGCTGCGATGGTGAATTCTGATCGGCAGCCGTGGGTAGTCTGGTGCGACCTGAATGCCGAGTCGGAAGCCTTGCGCAAGGCGATACCGGATGCCGTCGAGATACGTGGCAGCGACACCGTCGAGCATAAGGAGCGGGCACTGTCCGACTTCGCGCACGGCCGGGTGCGCGTGCTGATCTCGAAGCCGTCGATCTGCGGATTCGGATTGAACTGGCAGCACTGCGCCCGCATGGCATTCGTCGGCGTGACGGACTCCTTCGAGGCGTACTACCAGGCCGTCCGGCGTTGCTGGCGATTTGGGCAGCATCGCCCGGTTGACGTTCACATCTTCGCCAGCCAGCTCGAGGGCGCGATCATCGCGAACCTCAAGCGCAAAGAGGCGGATGCGCGGGCGATGTCGGAATCGCTTGCAGCAGAAACCGGAGCCGCGATCCGTGAATCCGTGCTCGGGTCGGTTCGATCCACGAATGAATACAACGCAACGCGGGCGGTGAAATTGCCCGCATTTTTGAGGGCATCTGCATGAACTGCATCGATCAGACGATTACTGAGAAATGGGCAATCTACAACGGCGACTGCGTAGAAGTCGTGAAAGGACTGCCGGATCATTCCATCGGTTACAGCATCTTCTCGCCGCCGTTTTCCAGCCTGTATACCTACTCGAACAGCCCGAGGGATATGGGCAACTGCCGAACCGACGAGGACTTCTTCGAGCACTTCGGATTCCTGATTGACGAGCTGCGCCGCGTGATGATGCCCGGCCGTGATGTCTCGTTTCACTGCATGCTGTTGCCCACGTCGAAAGTCAGGGACGGCGTGATCGGGCTGAAGGACTTTCGCGGCGATCTGATCCGAGCGTTTCAGTCGCGCGGATTCGTCTACCACTCGGAGGTGTGCATCTGGAAGGACCCTGTTACCGCGATGCAGCGCACGAAGGCGCTAGGGTTGCTGCACAAGACGGTTCGAACCAATGCCAGCATGAGCCGGCAGGGAATCCCCGACTACCTGGTGACGATGCGCGCCCCCGGCGATCCCGTCGACAAGGTGACGCACGACGATTACCCCGTAGACAAGTGGCAGAAGATCGCCAGCCCGATCTGGATGGATATCGATCCCAACGACACGCTGCAATATCGATCGGCCCGCGAACACGATGACGAGCGGCACATCTGCCCGCTACAGCTCGAGGTGATTCGCCGCGGCATTGAGCTTTGGACGAATCCCGGCGACATCGTGCTGAGTCCGTTCACCGGCATCGGCAGCGAGGGTTATGTGGCCGTCGAGATGGGACGTCGATTCGTAGGAGCGGAGCTAAAGGAATCGTACTACCGGCAGGCAGTGGCGAACCTGCAATCGCTCGGGAACCAGAATGATCTGTTTGGTGACGCCGCATGACCACCATCACCTGGCACCGCTGCACCGAGCAGCTCCCCGACGACGAAACCACCGTGCTACTTGCCTTCGATGACGGCGAGGTGCTTGTCGGATATCGCGATGGCGAAGAGTGGTGCTTCCCCGGAGGAATATGCATCGGAAACGATGCAACCCACTGGGCGCATTTTCCGGAGCCGCCGACATGCGCCTGACCAGCTTCCTCGCATTCCTGCTGTCCTTCCTGCTCACCCTCGCCGCGTGCCAGTGGGCGATGCCGGAGCGGGACGTGGCGAGTTATGACTGGCGGACTGATTTATCAACCATGCGCGAAAGCGCGAAACAGTGAGGACTGAAGATGACCACGAAAAAAGCAACGAAACCCGCAGCAAAGCCGAAGCGCAAAGCGTGGGACCATCCGTTCGTCGGGCGGTACGTCCTGTGTCGCTGCTACAGCGCAGGCGTGCATACCGGCACGCTCGTCAGTCTGGACGGCGACCGCGCCATCCTGAAGGACTCGCGCCGGCTCTGGTACTGGATCGCGCAGGCCGGTATCGCGCTGTCTGGCGTTGCACAGCACGGCCTCAAGAGAAACAGCAAGGTAGACGTACTCAATCCGGAAATCGCGCTCACGGGCGTGATTGAGGTTATCCCCTGCTCTGCCGATGCGGAGGC